TGCAAAGCCTAGTACGCCGTACCAACCCATTGGGCGGTGACGCATTAACTTGTCAACTACTGGTCCGATTACTACGTGTGGCTCTTCAGCAACTGCCTCAGCAAGTGCTTGTTGTCCTGCAACGATAGTGCGGTAAACACGAGCAGATGATGCTCCGTCTGTAGCATTGTACAGACGTGGAGATTCTACAAAGAATGCTCCTTCGTAGTTTCCGATTTCGCCTGCCCAGATACGATCTTGTGAAGAACCGTATTGGTTAGGTAGTAACCATCCTGCTGAACCTGTCTCAGCACGAAGATCGTGTGAAACCTCTGGGTGTACGCCAGCCCAGTATAGTGAACCCTTACGAGCAGCAGCGTTGTTAGCACGTAACTTAGCAACAGCCTTGCGGATGTTTGCTGAAGATAGTGTAGCAGCCGCTGTGATTGTAGCGGTTGATGTAGCGGTTGAACCTGAGTAAATCACGTTTGAACCACCACGAAGAGTTGTCATCGCTACCTTGTCGATAGAATCTGCAAGGTTGAATGCGATCATATTAGCAATTGCTGGGTCAACATCTGCTAATGAAAATAACTCAAGAGCACGAGTTACCAACACAGAGTTACCGTACTCGGCAAGAGTAATTGTAACTGATGTTGGTGTTGACAGCGCTACTGCATCTGGATCAGTATCTTCAGTTAGTGTTGAAGTTGCTGCTGTTAGGTCAACGTAGCGTTGTAGAACAACTGTTGATCCTGGGATTGCTTGCTTTGCTGGGCGCTTATCTGCGACTGAACGAATAAGTGGTTCGGCACGAAGCGCAAATTCTAGAAGACGATCATACGCCTTCTGTACTAAACCAGCACCGCCAGCGGTACCTCCTAGAGAAGAGGAACCTGTTGTGGTATAGGCATTAGCCATTGCGTCACCTCCAAGTGACTATGAACGGAATTAGTTTTGTGAGCGAAGTACATCTAATAATGCGTCCATTGAATCCGCACTATCGATGCGAAGACTTAGGTCTTCTGCTCGATCTGGGGTAATTGCACTTTGCGTTAATATATCTTGCTGACGTAATGCAGCACGATCCATCTCCGCAACCTTAGGTTCTTCTTGATTAACTTGTAGACCAAATAAATCAGCGTTATCATCAAGCCAGTTATTCACTGATTCTTCGTTAACGTCGTCTAGATCTTTAAGAACTAATCTAGCAGCCTTTGCGTTTACGCCCTTCTTTTCTAGGACTTCTTTGACTGTACGCTCACGCTGCACCTTGGATAAATTCTCAAGTTGCTCTGTGAGTTCTTTGATACGTTTCTCATCTGCACGTTTGGCTTTGCGTAACTTCTTTAACAAGTCACTGCCATCGTTATTGAATTGATCTGTATCCAGATCGTCATCATCTTCTTCGTCCCAGTAGTTGTTGCTCATAGCAACCCACCCTTCTATTCGTTGTTAGTCGCAAGCCACAGATTTATTCGGGGAAATAGTCTGGCTCTTGCTATCGGTCTTTACGCTATGTGGGGCCGATAGATCCACATAGGATTCTATATTTGTTGTGACGCTGTCGTTTTATTTTGGTATCTACCTGATGAACCACCAAAGGTTCCAAGTTCTAGGTTAATTAAATTTTGTTTAGCACGCTTAGCAGATGCCAGTCCTTGGAACTGTGCTTGTTCTGCTTGTAGTCTACCGTATTGCTCTGTCTGATTACCATAGATAGAACTTAACTTCTCTGCCGTAGGAAGTTCTGCTGCTATGTTTGCATAACCAGCCTCGGCTGCTGCCTTAGTTACACCTTGTTGTCCTAGTACATCTGCACCTAATGTAGATGTATTTACATTAGAGTAATTAGAACTTGTAGTAGCAGTTGTAGCCAATTCGCTAGCAGATAGTCCTTGACGTAGTGCAGCACCACCAATTTCAGCAGCCTTAACCTTACGCTCTAGGGCTGGGAATTGGTTAGTAGGATCTAACATACCACTCACAATATCTGTAGTTGTAAGTGATGGGTAAAAATCCTTGAATGCTTTGTTAATGCTTGTATCATTCATAACTCTATCATATGCTAATGAGATACGATCTGCTACCTCAGTAACTGCAAGGTCATTTGCAATAAACTTATCATAGTATGTTTGATTTTGGAATGTAGTTAAGCCGTATGCATCTAGTGTCTTCTTGTATCCTTGCTCCATAGCAAGGTAATCTGCTGGAGATAGTACTGACATACCAGCCTTTTGACGTGTAGCATTAGCAGAGAATCGCTCATTAAACTTAGCATTATATCGTGAGTCAAATTGCAGAAGTGTTAGCAAATCGTCACTGCTTGCTTCAGGGTACTCTTTACGAATAGATTCTAATACAGATGCTAGTCCAGTAATGTTATATGATTCAAGGATCTTAGCAATAGTATCATATGCCACGTTTGGTATAGGCTTTGCAGCAGGTGCTGGAGTATTAGTTGATGGCTGAGTGCTACCCCCACCAGTAGTTGAACCACCAGTTGGACCACCAGTATTAGGATCTATGCCATATAAACCAGTGTTAGGATCAATTGCATATCCCCAAGATTCAACTAATGCTTGTTGTTTAGCAAGTAATGCATCACGCTCTGCAGATGTAGTTGTACTAGTGGTTGCCTTACCTGAACTGCTTCCACCTTTATTTGCACTAGATGAACTAGATGATGTACTAGTTGAACCTGGAGCACCGTATAGATTTAATGTTTGGTTAAATGCTGGTGTTGTTGTTGGCTTAGCAATTACATTTGGAATGTTATAGGTTGTAGTTGTTGCTGGTTTCTTAGCAGCATCAAGGGCGGCCTTTTGTTGGGATGGAGTTACCAATCCTGCGCTATTAGTTTTTGGTGGGGTAGCCATTATTATCCAATCCTAAATGCTTTAAGTAAAGCCTTCATATCGCCAAGAGAACGCTCTTTGAATGCATTAGTCTTTTTGAAATCTTCGCTTCCGTACAACTTAGTCTTATAGTCTTGAATTGATACTGGCTTATCACCAGAAGCAACATCGTACATATCAGATACTTTGATCTGATCTGCAGGAACTTCAAGAATCTGTGCTCTAAGATTAATATAGGGTGATAGAATTTCTTTAGCAGTTTTACCTTGTGCTATAAGATCTTTGAATGCTGGCATAATAGTTGCAGCGTGTTGTTGGATTCCACTAATGATATTGTTGTATGCATCTTTACTTCTTAATGCGCTTACTGCTTGAGTGTATACATCTTTCTCATTGATAGGTAATCCATTGTCAGCATATGCACCACGAATATTACGAACATATGTACCTAGTGCACCCTTCTCAGTAACACCTGGAGCCATACCAGTTTGGCTTAGATTGTATAGATCATTAGCCTTCTTCTGAGTATACTTAAGGAATATATCTTCTTTTTGTTGTGCACTTATACCAGCAGCACTAGACTCTAGTTTGTTTACTTCCTTAGCATAGGCTGTAATTGCAGCCTTATCTGCTGGGGATTCAAACAAATCCATAAACTTAGCATTCATCTCTGCTTCTAATTGAGCACGAGGTGTTACAGCCTTAGCAGTACCAGCGCCTCCACCAAATATAGTGGTTGCTAATCCTGGACTCTTTAATAGTTTATCTATAGTTACATCTGGATTAGCATCACCTAATTGATCTGTAACTGGTAGGATTTTCTTTAATGCTGCAGTATCTTCAGATCTCCATACAACTTGGTTACCCATAGATTGTACGCTAGATAGAGTAGGTGCCTTACCTTTTGCATATAGACCAGGGATTTGACCAAGTCTTACAAGTAATGCTGCTCTTTGTTCTGGAGTTCTTGCTGCAAATATTTTTTCTGCATCACCCTCAGTGAAACTAGCCTGAGTATATGCACTACCCTTATAGTCTGGCTTATATGGAATTCCTGGCCAACCAGAACCAGTAGATATCTGTGTTCCTTTAGGTAGGTTTAGTAAAGTGTCTTTAGATCCAGATGTAGTGCCAGTTGGTACGTTTGCAGCAGCGGCTTGTGCTTGAGCACTAGGAGTACCTGCAGCCTTTTTATCTTCTGCCTTTTGTTTTTGTTGTGGTGTTGCACCAACCATTGCCATACTGGATTAACCTTCCAATTCTTTTTTGAAGAATGAATAATATATCTTTTGGAAATCAGGATGTTGCTTGATAATCTCCAGTGCCTGTTTTGCTAAGAACTCTCGCTGCGCTATTGTTCCTTGGGATTTTAATGTTCCCTTAGCATCTTTGCCAGCAGCAGCAAGTGCCTTATCTCTTAAGTATAGGTAGTCAGTTAGACCAGCAACAGCATCTGAATCTTGAAATCTTTCATCAACAGTTGCCTTCTTTAACTGCTCTAATATTCTAGGTTCTTTAGTAGCATCAAATACTACTTCTCTTCCTATACCAACATAAGATTCACTTAGGTTAGATAGTGCTGCTTCAGTTCTCTTAGAATCCCAGCCTTCACCAACAGACTTAGTTAATAGACGATCTTTAGCCGCATAGTAACGAATGTTTGTGGCTTTCTGTACTATCTCCTGTGCTGTCAAACGCTCACGTCTTCCAGTACGCATTTGCCATCTGTATAGTTCTTGAGAATATCCACCATTAGGATAGAAGTATCCATATGTTTCTTTGTATTGATCTACAACAGAAGGGTCTCTCATAATCATTTGGTAGGTAGCCAAGTTATTTGGGCCACCAGATGTTGCTGATATGATAGAGAATATCTGTTCTGGACCATATAGATCTAAGAAGTCAGCATATGACTTATTGATA